ATTAACCGTTATTGTTGATCCAAACAAACAATTCACTGTAGGATAAGAAAATGCACCAGTCGTTGGTAATTTAATTTGAAAAGTATTTGCATCAGCGGCGCTTACAGTACCCTCAGTTTTATTAAATATAAAATCAAATAAATGAGCATCGTATATTGCAGGATATTTTATATGATAAGTACCGTTTGCATCAGCACCGTACCCATATTCTGAGGTTACAGTAGACGATCTTCCTGATTTAAAATCAAGTTGTCTTAATCTTACTGTTCCTATTTTTGTATTTGCTACCGATGCGGCTGTAGTAGTATCAATACCTACGTATTTGAATGCTCCATTAGATATAAAAGAAATGCCATTTGATGTTACTGTTCCATGAAGTTGAGTTGTTGAAGGCCACTTAACTAAATGTAAATCCATTAAGTCGGCCCCAGTACCCCCAGACATTGAGTTAATAGATGCAGAATTTACACCTAAAGTAAAAGCAGTATTGGAGATAACATCTGTTACAACTGCATATGGCCCAAATTCAATCCCCTGTTTCTCTGCTGAAACTGTTTCTGTATCTCTGGCTTTATTTAAATTCACATATGTAGGGAATAAAGTTTCATGTTCAAATCCTTTAATATATGCTTTTCCTGGACTTAATTCCGCGGTTATTTTTGAAGAAACACCAATTCGTTGATTGATTCCCCCATCACCTAAAACCGTTCCAGTTGTTAATGTAAGAGACGTAGTATTTCCTATAGCGGCAACTTCTGCGGTTTTTCCAGTATTACCAGAAAAGAATATAGTATCGCCGACATTTACATCTGCTATAAAATTTGAACCATTAGCCGTAATAATCGAACTTGCATTTGTTGATGTTCTGTCACTTGCTGTTCCTCCGATTTTATGATCAATAACATCAAGTACAAATGGTTTAACCGTAAAATCACCAGAAGCATCAAATGTTCTTCTTGCTAAAACCTTTTCAAGATTTCCCATTATGGGAAATTTTATTTCTTCTATTTTTTCACCATTTTCTAATCTTAATAGTTCAATAAAATTAATATCCGAACTTCTAGCAATGGGATCAATCACACCTGTTATATATACAGGAGTTCCAGTAGCAGGGGTTGATGGACTACCCTGTATCAAATAAGAAAATTCTGTAGTAGATCCGATTGCTGAAATTGTGTGTTTTCCATTATATTCTAATTCAGATATACCTGACACAACTACAACATCACCAATAGATAAATTATGATCAGTCGTTGTTGATATACTTACTATCCCCGATCTATTATCTTTTGTGTTAATGGCAAACGTAACACCGGACGAATTTATTGTCTTACCCGATTCGAAATACTCTTTTGTTGATAACACCAGTTCAATTTTGTATCTATTTGCCCCAGGTGCAGTATAATTAGGAGTCCCTATCGCATTATCTAAAAGCGAGGAATCTTCAATACTGGAAATGATATTTTCTACAATCGTTAATCCTATTCTTATGGAAGGATTGTCATTTTCAATATCTAAAATGAGATTTTGAAAAGGAGTTCGTACAAAATAACCACCAATATAAAATAATCCCTCATTAATACTAATAACAGAACCCGCACCAGAAGCCAGAGATGTAATATCTGTCGATTCATCCAATCCATCAGCACTTCCGGCCACAGTCGCAAAAAAGACTGTTCCTGCATCAACTGTAGAAATCGTTTCATTGTCTAAAAATGCAATATTGTCAACATAATTTATCATTAAAACGTCTAAATTGTCAGTCGAAAACTGTTTACTGGTTACGACTTCTGCTTTTGCACCAGATGTTTGACCTTGAATAATTCTACCGTTAAAATTAGAGGATATAATAGCAACACCAGAATATAATGGAGTCAATTTTAAAGAATTGATTTTATTATTTAAAATTAACTCTGCGCCCAAAATTTTAGAACCATCTTGATAGATACTATCTCCTACTTTCTCTAATTGAGTTTGCAGAATAGACTGTATCTGATTTAATTCTCTCGCCTGTACAGAATAGCCAGGCCGATATAGTATTTTATGAAAATTAGTTGATTCATCAAAATCATCATAATAAGGTGATATGTTAAAATCTTGTGTTAATTTAGGCATTCGTTAAAACTCCAATACAATCTTAAAATCTTCTACTTGATTTTGTAGTCTAGTAATTTTAGCTCTATTTTCAATATAAAGCACATCTCCACTATATAATTTCATTTCGGGTTGAATGACACCATCTGCTGAAATGGTTCCTGTTGAACTTGTGTTTGCACCAGTCACAACATTGCTGTCTTCAAAACTGCCCTTTACTTCATTTATTCTTAGTGTTGTAGTATTTAGAAAATCAACAACAACACCATTAGCTGTACTAGTTGCTAAAGTCGATCCCGTATAAACTTTTTCGTTTGGTTGAAAATCACCCGCAACGCTTCCTAAAAATAAAGTGGTAGATTGATCAGATAATGAATCTGTAAAAAACGCAAGAGTATTTGCAGTTTGTAGGGGGTCTCTCAATAAACCAACTTGTCTATAATCATTAGATGTTGTAAATCTCCCCGATTCATTACCGGAAATGCGAGTATCAATCAAAATTCTATTTCCACCTAATTCTTCAATAGCATTTATTCCATGTCCACCAATTGGTCCAATAATAACTGTGGCATTTGCCCCTGCTCCATGACTCGAATTAGCATAAATAGTTGCTTCCGCTACTGTATAATTTAATCCTGATTGAGTAACAACTATTTCAGTTACACCCAGTAACTCAGTTCCTCTCGCTCTCCCTTTAAACAATGATCCATCCCCATTTAATGTAATAGACGGAGTTACTTCATAACCGGAAACAGTATTTGGTGTAACACTAAAAGCAGGTGAAACAGTTATTCTCTGAAGCAAGGCATCATACTGAGTGATAGTAGTTTGTTCACCCTGTCCCGCATTATTTACTATAAAAATTGTTGAATTTACATATAGATCATTTAGTGTATTATTTGCACCCGATGATAATTGCATTACGGTGGAATTAGTTACACTTGCAAAAAATCCAGTATCAAATTTATATGTTGATGCGGGCTCGACAGAAATTGTTGCTCTAGAATTAGAAGATTCCCCTAACACAATTTCACCAACAGTAAATTTCGTGTTTCCTGCACTAATATCATAAATTAAACTATTTGCCGCTGAAACAAAACTGATAAGAGATCCATATTGATTGGATGTTTGACCATGCAACACTTCACCAATAATAAAATCTTGATCATCACCAGCTGAATTTATAGGACCAGCAGTAAATTCAGCGTTAAAATAACCATTCGCAGTTTTATTAATAATATCTATTTGCCCATCAACAGTAGCATCTTCGATTGCGGATTGTCTAGCATCTATACTTTTTTGTACAGGAATATAATCAGCCGTTACAAATTTTAAAGTATCCTGAGACGTAACTGTATACATGTATTTCCACTTATACCCATCGGCAATTTCAATAACCGCTGTACCAGTACCAGTTGGTTGAATTGTTGAAGTACCATTTGATAAATTATTTTGTAAACACTTATATACATTTAAGTCTTCTGTGACAACATAAAAATTATTTGATAATTGGTCTGGATTTGTATGAGTATAAGCAGTATATGAAGTATTTGATTCCCAATTTATCCTTGCAATAACATGTTTAACATCTGCAGGAGTAACCTTTTTTGCGGCAATCATCTGATCCCAATAACTATATAAAGTGTTCGCTACAGCTTCATTAGGTGCAGGTGGATTGGTTTCATCATCCCACTCCTGAACTTTTCCTATAAACAAATATAAATTTGTTGCTGAAGTTTCACTAAGAGACTCAATAAATTGCTCTGCGTTGTGTATTTTAAATTTTGTCGTTACTAGTCTAGCCATATATGTATTTATATCAATAAAAAGTTTTTATGCTTGTATAAATTTAGATGTTTGATTATTAAATGTTGATAGTATTTCAAATTTAAAACTACCCTCGTTTGAGGTGTTTCCAGAGTATCCCGCATTAGCAGTACCAATTCCATCTTCAAGAAGCATCAGTCCCGTAGAACTTGAATTAATAGACAAATTCATGAAATTATTTGAACCATCATAAGGATTCGATAAAGATATTGTACCTTCGTTTCTTTCTAGATCAAAATTTCTTAAAGTATGTAAGGTTACAGTTTGGTCAGTTGTTCCATCACCTATTGCTCTATTTAAAGTTAAAGTTTGATCCGTTATTGATAAAATTTTTGCTTTAAATAACTCATCAGAAGACACTGTAATAATATCATTTACCAATAAATCTTCACCAAAAACAGAATTTTGTCCTTCTAAATTAGTATTTCCTGATAAAATACCATTCGTATTGGTTGTCCCTCTTACTGTAGATTCAAGCAAATTATAATGCAGTATATCATCATTATCGAATTTAGTAGACGTAGGATCGATATTATTTAAAACAAACTTATCACTATTTTCTGTAATAAAAAATTCACTTGATTCAGACATAAAATTAAAAGAAATATCCGTACTTATTGCAGTATTTCCCACTAAACATGTAGAATTAATTATTTCAATTACTTCTGCAAGTTGCAAAGTTGATGATGGTTTAATCCTATCATTTATTCTAAAATCTGCCTGAAAATCTGTCGATATACCAAAAATCACATTTGATTTAATATATTGAAATGATGCAGTTGTAATTAGATCAGCATTTCGATATATACTATCTTCTAATGCAATAATTGATACTCCATCTTCTTCCAATACAAGATCGCCTATCAAATCAGCAGAAGTTCCTTCTAAAATCATATTATATGTTGTTATATCAAGTAATGAAGTATTACCAACTGTAGAATTTGCGTTGCTTGAAATGTCAAATTGACCATTACAAGAATGTAAAATTAATATATTATTATTTGATGCATCTAATTCATGTTTAAGCACAATCCCTGTTACCAATTCATTCGATGCGGCTCTTACTTGTGTAACTATACTATTTGATATAAAATTAGCACTAGCATTAAAATCATTTGGTATCGTTGTAGTTTGGGGATAAGTTGCACCCATTCCTATAATAGAAATAACATTTGTTGATGATGATGATATTGTTCCTGCTAAATAATTTTCTAATCTTAATTCTCCATAAGAAATTTCAAAAGATTGTTCATTGTCAATAATTACTTGGTCTCCCTCAGCATAGGTTAGTCCGAAATCAGTAGCTATTGGATTATTAAATGCTAATTTTACACTATCTTCTAATATAAGAATTCCTCCAGAATCTAGAGTCATATAAGCATTTACTGTTCCTTGTAATATATTAGATCCACCCGTTAAAGAAATTAATCCTAAAGATAAATTTTGATTATTATTAAATATAATTTCATGTTTTGGATCGGAAGATTCTTCTAACAAAATATCATCATCATCTTCTTTTATCGCAAAATCTCCGCCTTCATATTTTAATTTATTATCAAAACCAACATTCAGTTCAACGAGTTCTGGTGTAAATTCTCCAAAAAGTTTTGTTCCCGTAGGATGTAATAATTTAAAAATTATTTCTTGATAGTCGTTGAGTTGTTTATTTACAATTAAAGAATAAGAATAGTCTTGATAAAAATCACTATCAATGAGTTTTTTATTAGAACTTAATTGCCCATTTTCATCAAGATATATTCCCTCTTCTTTTCTCTGCGCACCAATTCTTGCAGTTAAAACCGCATTTTCTTCACCAAGACCAGGCAATGATACTTGAGGAGAAGATGTAAACCCAATTCCAGGATCTTGAATTATTATTGATTTAATAGAACCGCTACCAACATCAGCGGCAGAAACACCAATAATTGCATTATTTCCTAAATCTCCCCCGGAAGAAAAAGCAACACCTGTATTTACAGTTGCAACCGCTCCCGATTTGGAACCAGTAATAATGTCATTTGAAGCAAAATCAACAGAAGAAAAAGCATATTCATCATCAACACTATGACCAAAAGGCAATGTAAATTTTACAGAAATATTTTCATCATATGTAATAGTTCCGGTTGCAGGAGTTACTGGAGAACCGTTTACAGTATACGTAAAAACAGTTGTATTTGCTAGTGCAATTGTTGCGTTCTTATTATATTCTAATTGATCTGCTCCTTTAATAGCAACTATTTGACCATCAACTAAACCATGTTTCCCATATGTGATCACTGTTGCGGTCGTACTGGAACGTGTAATGCTTGTTATACCAAAATTTAATGTCTGATAACCACCCGTTATTTCTATTCCGCCTGATGAAGGATACCAATCACATGTTAAATTATTGTTAGCACTATTAAACAATTCTCTAGAATCAATACCCCGTCTATATTTTATTGTATTAATAAGGGATGATCCCCCAGAGACAAATCGTAAATGATATACTGATGGCTGTGAAGATGTTAAATAAGAAGAATTGTTTACAAGTATATCATTTCTTTGATCTGCAGGAATCTTTCGAGTTACTAGTTCATCTAGAAATTTTATAGTCTTTACTCTCATCCTAGAAGGATCGGCAATACTAGATTGAGAAGTAACTTCGCCAAAAAATGTACCTATTTTATTTCCACTGTTTGAAGTAATTTTTTCTCCAGGAACAAAAAAATCTGTAATTGCAGTTGTTAAACTATGGTCATCAGGATCGGCATTTAAATTTAAAATTTGAACAGCCGCTTCTGTAAATTCTTCAGTGGTGGGCTCTACAATTGATATCGCAGGAATAGCCTCATACCCGGTACCTGATCCGGTTGTTTGTATACTAGAAATGTGTCCCGCATCTAGTTTAGAAAAACCCAACGCATCAATCAATTTATCACTTATATTTGATCCAGTATTTCCACTCAATTCATATTCAGGATCATTTAAAAAAACTGATGAAAAATTTCCTATTATGTCTTCATTTTTCGAAAATGTAAAAGTATCAATGATATCTTTAACTTTACCATCAAAACCACTTCCCAATGTAGCAAAATTATTTACAGTCAACGTTTTATTTTCAACATATCCGTCTCCACCATCAAACACAGTAAAATGAGTTAATGAACCAGCACCAATAGTTGATATTTTTGCTTTTGCTTCAACGCCCCCTCCACCAGTGATTGTGAGTTTTTGGCCTATTTTATAGTTCGATCCTGCTGAAGAAATGATAATTTCAGTTATTAATCCTTGTGATACACCTGTACCATACACTCCATCAACATCATTTGAAATAATTTCTTCGCCTACAATAAATGTTCCACTTTGGTCGGTTAAAAACAATTCCATTACATCAAAAACACCAGCCGCAAATTTCAAAACACGATTTACAATTCCAAATGCACCAGATCGACTTCCTGTAATAGAATGGCTTTCAAATGATGATACGGGATCTGAAGTAATAATTCTAATAGATTGATCTTGTTGCCAATTACCAGAAGAAGGCTTAAGTATGTCTATTTTTGGGGTATAAAAAGTAAGAGCTTGTGTATCATATAAAGACTTAAATAAAAAATCGTATGAAGCACTTGTTCCTTTTGATCTGTAAACATTAGATATATGTTTTATTAAACGAGATTTATCTGCACGTAGCTTCATGGGAAAGTTTACTAAAAATTCTTTAGTAAAATTATCCAACATAGATGATGTAACACTATCGATATCTCTTGATTTTAATAATGTTCTTGATGCGAAAAGGGGATTTTTTTCAAAACTAATTACAGTACCAATTGTGCGATTATTCGATCCTTTTATTATTTCGCCTACTTCAAAATCTAATTTTGTTACATTTGTTACATAAATTTTACTTGACGCCGTATTAGTGTTTCTATCAACCCTACCCGTAGCACCTGAACTTAAACCAGTTATTGTTTCGTTTAAATCATAGGCGCTACTAGAATTTCTATTTCCCTCCAGTAATAAGTCATCAGACGTTTCTAAAATAAAACTACCTTGTTCAGACTCTAAATTAAAATGATACTCGTCTTGAATCACCATTGAAATAGTTAATTCATGTGATTCCATCCATCTATAATAAAGTTTTAAAAACTCAGAAAAAATTGGACCTTCTTCTTTAACGAAATCTGGTAATTGAGTATCTATTAAATTAGATATTTTACCCACTAATTTAATATTATCTTCGTCTTTTAAGAAATCGTATTCTGACATATTAATAATTCACTATTGTAGTTTGAGTTGTTGCGGAATCAGTAGTAATAACTTGAGTTTGGTCAATAACTGTGGAAACATCATTCATTTTCAAATTAATATCCATTTCTTGAATTGTAATTAATTGCGCCCTCAAAGATAAAACATCACTTAAAACTGGTATCATTATTATGCTAATTTCATTACCAATATATGAAAAAGGATCAAAAGCATTTAATATTAGTTTTCCAGTTATATAATTAACTGTACCAATATTATCTCTAACAAACAATTCAGTTCCTTCAGAATTTATTCTATAGATTTTTAGCACACCATTAAAATCTTTTATTCTACAGCCCTGTCTTAAAACATTTTGGTCATCTGTAATAGTAAATGAAGTAGAAGATATAGTAGCAGAATGATTCAAGTGAGGATGACTAATAGGATTATTATAGTTTAAAATATATGTTGATGAAGTATTCAATATTGGAGTTATTGTTTTTCTCAATCTAATAGCACAATCATTACCTAATATAGAAAAATCAGTACTGTCAATTTTTGTTTGTAATTTTGACAGTCTAAATGTCTGTTCGAATTTATAAAGGTCCTCAGAAACATATGATTGTATAGACCTTATAATACCACTTCTTAATGTTTGTGAAGTTTTTATTGTTTTTCGAGAATCAAAATTAACAGTTGTTGTTAATAAAATATAGATATAATCTAAATCAACAAACTCAGGCGTTATAGACGCAACGTTATATTTTTTAATAATATTGGTTTTAATATGATTTTTTATCGAATCAGTTAAATAAAGTCCTGATTTAGGTTTTATGCCTATAAAAACCTTCCCATATTCTGGTGGATCTGCATCTTCTCCGCCATATACAACTATTGATTCTGCTAACGGATAATCTCTTAATATTATTCTTTTATAATCGTCCGTTGTTACTGCTCGATTTTGAGTACTATAGTGCCTAGGAGCATTAAATCTTATAGAATTAATAGTTTCTTCTTCTGACCCACCCTCTGCTTTACTATTAGTCGTAATATTAACGGCCGAATAACCACCAGCAGTTGTCGCAACAGCGAAATTATTTGCACCATTTCCTAAACCACCCGAGCAGATATTATAATTAATAATAACAATATTACCCGTTATTAATTTTCTTCCTAAAACCCCGTCTCCAAATTTTATTTCGGTTAAAAAATCTGTACTTTCTTCTATAAAAAACACATTTGACGTTGAACTAAGTTCAATCAAATCGGATGCTTGATTATAAGGAGATAATATTGTACTAGAAGAATTTTCTTTAATAGAAACTGTAATTGTCGAATGGTCAACTCCTCTATTAGGGACAGTAAATCTTTGTGACGAATCTTGTGTATTAGCAGTATAATTATAAGTTAAAGGATCTCCCTCGATTAATGAAACATTTTGCACAACAACAGTTGCATTATCAGAATTTGCAGTTGTTGAATATGACTGATCTGTTACAAAAGTATAATTAATACCATTTATGGCAGAACCGAATCTTGTATTTTTTGCTATAGTAATATTTGCTGGAGCATCATCAGGAGTTATTGATATATTTACATTTGCTTTTGCGCCGGTTCTTGATTTTGGAACATATCCTAATAGTTTAGACAAAGAAATCATGGCACTTCTGGTAGTCGCTGAATCTATAAACATTTCATTTGCAACCATGTTCAAATAAAAAGCATTATAATGAGTATTGTACGCTAAAATATCTAATAAATGAGCAATAGTAGAACCATCTAAATTATAGTCTCTAAAAACATCTTGTTCTTTAAGATAGCTTTTAAAATTGGTTTTTATTTGATCAAAATCTAATTCTGAAACTCTTAATTTAGTAGTTTCTGACATTTAATTACCTCTTGTTGATTCTAAAAATGCTGTAAATGTTACTGGTTCAGATTCATTTACAACTGAAAAAATTATCTTAATGCGATAACCTGCACCATCTCTCTCATTATTAACAATTACGTCTAATATATTTGCTCTGGGTTCAAAGTTCGCAACTACAGATCTAATTTCATCTTCAATCAATTGTTCAGTAATTATATCGTGCGGCTCAAATAACAAATCCATTATGTTTGAACCAATACCGGGCTGAAACACCCTTTCAAATTTTCTAGTTAGAATTAATTTTTTCAAAGATTCTTTTACTGCATTAGACCCTGTTTTTAAAGCAAGGTCTCCTGTATTAGGATTATGATAAAATTGTATATTTAAATCTCTAGGTGATAGTAGAGACAAAAATCTAATTGATTGCCTATCAGTAAGATCTAGTTGAGCCTGATCAAAGGTATAAAAGTCTTCTTGAGTTGAATTTGTAGCCATATGTATATTTAGTCTTATTTTCTTATGAGAGAGTTCCTTTGCCTGTTCCCGCTCCAGAACCCGTTGTTGGACCCCCACCAGTTGAGCATACACCAACTCCAGTGGTTACAGTAGTCACTGAAGTAGTAACATCTGCGGCACTTACATAAGTGTGTATTGCAGTAGCCAATAATTCAGCAACTTTTTCTTCTGATCCTGCCGCAGATCCAATTTTAAATGCGGACTTTATATTAGTTTCTAATGTTTTTTTAAGCAGTGGCATACTGTCTCCTTATGCGGCAGTTGTGAATGAATTAAACCACGTTACATTTGTGGTTAAAGATTTTCCCCCTTCATTTGTTCCCCCCACAGTAGATCCGACTCTTAAAAAATATCGAGTTCCCGCACTTAAACTTGCACCAAGTTGTATTTTTATTTGTGTTCCGAATTTACCGCACGGTGTAAGTGTTCCATTACCTATAGCGATAGTGGTTCCTGGAGAAAAATCATGAGCCGTTCCTAATTCTATTTCTGAATTCAATGCAAACGATGTCACATCAGGAACTTCATTAAAGTGTATGATAATAGGAGTTGATTTTGATATTACTGAAGATTGACTCGGCATATTTACAGCCAAAGCGGAACCTACTTCTAATTCTATTTCTTGACCGTCTGCGGTGTAAACAGAAGCGTTCACTGCTTTAAAATCAATATTTGTGGCAGTATTAGCATAATACAATGTAGTAGAAAAAGCATTCTGCAAATTCATATCACCTTTATTTTTTGCTGTCTGAGTCACCTTAGCATAGAGGTTTTTATTTTGTGTTAAATTTAAACTCGTGTTTGACAATATTGCTGGTTGAAATTCAAATACAGTTTCATTATTTGAAGTAATAAAGCTTGTACTCAATGGTATTGTATTCTGAAACCCGCTATCGTATGAAAGTAATATATTATAACCACTACGGACAGCGGAATCTACAGCATTAAAATTAATACTTTCATCATCCATTGTTTGATTAAACGTGTAGATAACATTTGACTGAACATTAATAGAATTTTTAATTGATCCGCTTGTTGACACTAAACTGCCATCAGTATTAGTAAAAAACACATTTGCTACAATTGCAGTAGATGCGGTTTTAAATCCTGCACCAACCAA